ATGATATCTCTAGAGGTGACTTTGAAGATAGAGGAACAGACTTAGCAATCCCAGAAATCGAATTAGAATTGAAATCTGAACCAATTGTTGCTAAGACAAGAAAATTAAAAGCAATTTGGACACCGGAATTAGCTCAAGATTTAAACGCTTACCATAGTGTAGACGCTGAAGCTGAGTTAACTCAAATGTTGTCTGAATACATCTCTTTAGAAATCGACTTAGAAATCTTAGAAATGTTACAACAAAATGCTTTCACAACTGAATTTTGGTCAGCAAAAATTGGATACGAATATAATTCAGGTACTGGTAGATTTGCAATTGACCAAAATCAATCATATGCATCTGCATACCAAAAGAATACTTGGTTCCAAACTTTAGGTATCAAATTACAAAAGGTATCTAACAAAATTCATCAATTAACTATGAGAGGTGGTGCAAACTTTATTGTTGTATCTCCAAACGTAGCTACTATTTTAGAATCAATGAACGGATTTTCTGCTAACCCAGGAAAAGACGCATTGACTTTCTCTGCAGGTGTAAGTAACATCGGTTCTATCTCTAACAGATATGACGTTTACAAAAACCCATACATGACAGAGAACGTTATCTTAATGGGCTTCAAAGGTTCTAACTTCTTCGAAACAGGAGCAGTTTACGCACCTTATGTACCATTGATTATGACTCCATTAGTTTATGACCCAACTAACTTTACTCCACGTAGAGGTGTTATGACTAGATACGCTAAGAAAATCGTAAGACCTGAGTTCTACGGTAAAGTTATCGTTGATGGTTTAAACACTTTATAATCTGTGAGTAGATTAGATAAGTAGTAAACTTACAATAAAGAAAAAGGGAGAGTAGAAATACTTTCCCTTTTTTTATTTATATAATTCATATTTATAGTAGTAAAACTATAACTTTTTATATATGTCTTTAAATTTAAAATGGCCAGGAAGTGGTTCTGCAATAGTAGCATTTTCGGGTTCAACAACTTCATCATTAGGACTAACTCCGTTTGGTATATATGATTTAGACCATGACTTTTATACTGATGCACCAAAAACAGCAATATGGGTTGCAAGAAGATTGGGTTATCCAATTGTAGATGTTGAATTAATTGATGAACAAATATACTCCTGTTTTGAAGAATCCACATCGGAATATTCTGCACAAGTAAATCAATTTAATATTCGTAATAACCTTGATATTTTAAGAGGTCAGAAAAAAGAAGCATATGGTGGTAGAAACAATTATTCTCAAACATTAGTAGATGGTTCTTATTTACCAACTACAGTCCGTATGTCTCAACAATATGGTACATTAGCCGGAGTGGGTGGTTCAACATCAATTAAAAAAGCATATATTAATTTAGTAGCCGGAAAACAAAAATACGATTTAATGGCAAATGCAATTGATGTAGAAACGTCATCATCTTTTGCAACATTATATACAAGTGGTTCTACTGTAGATGTAACTAAAGTATTTTACGAAGCAACTCCTGCAATTGCTCGTTTCTTTGACCCATATTCAGTAGGTGCACAAGGTACATTGAATTTAATGAGTGAATTAGGTTTTGGCCAATTTTCTCCTGCAGCACAATTCTTAATGATGCCTTTATATGAAGATGTATTAAGAATGCAACAAATTGAATTCAATGACCATATTAGAAAATCAACATTTAGTTTTAATATAGTAGATAATAAATTAGAAATCTTTCCAATACCAACTAATGTATTAAAAAGATTATATTTTGAATATATAAGTAGAGATGAATTTGAACATGATTCTCAAAGTATTCAAGCTGATTCACTTTCTGATTATTCCGATATTCCATATGATTTTATTCAATATGGTAATATAAATGATGTTGGTAAACAATGGATTAGAAAATATACTCTTGCATTATCTAAAGAATTATTAGGAGCAATTAGAGAAAAATATTCATCGGTTCCAATTCCAGATGGTGAAGTAAGTTTAGATGGTGCTGCATTAAGAAGTGAGGCACAAGTTGAAAAAGATGAACTAGTAAAAGAATTGAGAGAAAACCTAGAAGAGATGAGTAGAAAAAATGTGATGGAAAATAAAACACATGAATCTAATCACCACCAAGAAATGTTAAGAAAAGTTCCTTTAAAATTATATGTAGGATAATATGCCAAAATTTATATCCAATAGAGATGTTACTTTTTTCAAAGGTATTGCCCGAGAAATAGTAGATGAAGTTATACAAAATATTTGTGTTTTGTTTAAGATTAATTTAAATGAAACTAAAATTAATTTGTATGGTGAAGCTATGAATAAAACATGGCATACTGGTATTGAATTGTATGTACTTATTAATAAAGACCCAAGAACTACGGCATATGAAGGGTTTGGTTCGGATACTGCACAAAGTATTGAATTTAGATTTGATAGATATATGTTAAACGAAAAAAATGCATACCCGGAAATTGGTGATGTAGTTTATTTTGACAATTCTTATTATGAAATTGATAACATAAATGAATCTCAATTTATTGGTGGAAACCCTCAATTATCGGATGATTTGGAAAGTGATTTTAGTAGAAATATGAGTGTAGTATGTTCTGCATTTATGGTAAGAAAATCAGATTTAAACATAGAAGAAAGAATAAAATAATATGTCTACAAACCCATTAAAGCAACCCATAAATAGGGGTACTGAAATAAAATCAAAAAAAGGAGACCTTAAACAAAGTGTATCTCTTTTTGATATTGATTATGCAATAATGTCATATTTGGAAGATACTGTTTTACCTGAATTAGACGATAATGGTAAAGTATTAAAAATTCCAGTTATATATGGTAATTCGGAAAGATGGAATGGTGCAAGAAGACAAGGTGTATATAGAGATGGTAAGGGTAAACTTCAATTACCTTTATTAATGTTAAGAAGAACATCTATTTCAAAAGATGATACAATGCCAATGTTAAAGAGACATGTATCATATCAAGGTGTTACAAAATATTCAAAAGATAATAGATACGATAGATTTACTTTATTGGGTTCTTCAGCTAAACCAAAATTGGAAATGTATAAAATCCAAATGCCGGAATATGTTGAGGTTAATTATGATTGTATGGGTTGGACAAGTTATACCGAACAATTAAACCAAGTCATTGAACAATTAAATTTCGTTGGTCAATATTGGGGAGACAAAGATAAGTTTAAATTTAGAACGGAAGTTTCTGATTTTAATGTTGTAAATGAAGTGGGTGAAGGAACTGAAAGAATTAATAGAGTAGAATTCACACTTTCAGTTAAAGCATATTTACTTCCAGAAAAATTCGATGGAGAAAGTACAACTAAAAAATCTATGTCTACAAAAAGAGTGGTGGTATCAACGGAAGTGGATGTAACTGCAAATGGTAGATTGGAAGGATTGTTAACAAAATCATCTCCATACTATGATAATAAAGATGTGATAGATTGGTTAAACTTAAACAATTCAAAAATATTAACTGCAGTCACAAGAAATAATTACACAGGTAGTAATATAAAAATGATACCAGTACCTTCTATTCTATCATCTACTATTAATAATAATGACAATCTTAAAGTTTATTTAAATGGTATTAGAGTTTATGAGGAAATTGGTGCATACACAAAAACCACAAATGGAAATAATTTAACAATAACATTTAATCCATTAGTTTTAGGTTATAATGTAGAAACAACAGGATTTGAAGTAGCAATAATCGGTAAATTTGTAAATCTATAATGAAAAATTCATTTTTAGACATGGTTAATGTGTATAATACGGATAATCAAGCCGTTTGTACCTTTAAAAATGATAATGGTGGTTATTATACATTCATTGCAACCAATTGGTTTTTTAAATTATATTTGAGAGAAATCCAGAGAATAAAAAATGAAAATAGAATTTACGTTTATATAAATTCTATTGTTATAAGTCCAATAGATTATGATATTGAAGAAATGAGTGATGGCCTTAATATAAAATTTAAAAAATCAAACTTTCCATATGTTTTAAATAATACGGATAAAGTTCACGTTTTAGCAGATATAGAATTTAAAGGATAATGAAAATATTTAATTCAAATACTAAAAAATTAAGTAGGGTTGTACCTAAAACAAATATTAATAAAATTGAAGGTGCAACTTTTGCGAATAAATTGGTAAAAGATTTTACAGAACAAAACCAATTATTTTCGGGAAGTTTTACGTCAGTACAAAATTATGATTATGAAACGTCATTTGATAGTAGAACTAAAAAAACATTTAATTCAAAAATTCGTACAAATCCAAATGTTACTACAATACAAAGAAATGAAAAAGATTTGGTATTAGGATTTAGAAAAAGTATACTTGATATAACTGCAAATTGGGTATTTAAACAACCTGATATAGTTGAAATATTAAACGATGCAAGAATTAAACTTATTTTTACTGGTGTTTATTTACAAGGAGCAACTGAAATAAATCCAACCAACTTTGATTTATATGTTAATGGTGTGAAAGTTCCAACATATATGACAATAGAACACTCCGAAACAGGAGTTCATTTAATAATCAATGAATTTATTGGTATTGATTCTACTAATAAAAATAAGACAAATATTTATGTAAAAGGTAAGTTTTTGTAATATAATATATTCAATATTTATATATAAAATAAGACACAAAGGATACAAATGGCAGAGTTAATTCAACCCAAACAAATAGATTTTACCAATTTTGATGTTCCGATTACCGGATCGTTAGATTTGCTCGGTACTTTAACCGTTAGAGCTAGAACAGATGATGAATATTCATTAATTGTTTCAGGTGCAATGTCGGTGGTTGATAACAAAATATCGGCAAGTATAGACAATATTAATAGAACGGCCACATCTGCATCAATTTATGTTCAAAGATTGGGTACAATTGGGACAACGTCAAATGTACAAGATACGGTTGCACAATTACCTGGAGTTATAGATTTAGGTGGATTTTTTTAATTTGAAAGAATAAATGATTTTTATATTAAAAAAACATATTTATAGATTAGAATAACTATATTAATTAAGTAAAGCATGGCTCAAATCATAAAACATCGTAGGGGTAGTATTAGTGGCATCAAAAATGTTACTACAAGAAACGCCGAATTAATCGTAGCATCAGGTTCAGTAAGTGATTTAATCGGCCCCTTTGTATTTATAGGGTCTCCAGACATAAACGATGAAGGTGTTGCGGGTGTATTTAAATCAGTTTCTAAGATTTATCAAGGTACAAACAAACCAACTCTTGCTGCTGGGACATATGGTTCTACATTAGATGGTACTCCGTTTTATTCAACTGCTGACCAAACACTTTACATATTAGGAAATGATGGTTCTGGTGGAAGTACAAATATGGACTTAACCGGTAACTTAGAAGGTAGAAGTATTGATAAAATTACTCTATCATCTATAAATGGTTCAATCCAAGTAACAGGAAGTATTGAAGCAAGAGGAAACATTTCTGCAAGTGGAGATATTACTGCATC